TTAAAAAACTTTTGACAAAAATATAGATAGCCGTTAACAGGATCTATACATTTCTTTAGTTCCTCAATACCTGATTCATCATATTTTTCACGTTGGTGTGCTTTTTTGGTAAGGACACCATCTAAACTTTTTGTTGCCATACTAGTATTTATAGGTGAAAATAGGGCTCGAAAGCCCTATTTGGTTTACACTAATTGGGAGGAAATAGTGATTGTAGTTAAATTAACCGCAGTGGGCGTCGTAAAGTTTTTTAATTTTTTCTTCGTTACAACCCGCTTCTTTATATTTTTTAACTATCTCTGCTTTTGACATTCCGTCATCAGCACACTTTTTAATTTCTTTACCGCTTGGTAAAGCCATCTCTTTGCCTTTACCTTCTTTCATTACTTCTGAAAGTTTAGCTTGTAATTCAGCTTTGATCTCATCTTCAAGTGCCATTGGATTATCTCCACCTGCAACTTTTGGATATGATTTTTTCTGTCTGTTAAGTCCACCTGCTAAATCATTTTGCATATAAGCTGTGTCTTGATGTTGCTCATCTGGTGAGTTATCCCACTCGCCTTCTTTTTCAGCAACTTCATCTTCGCAACCTGGCTCCATGTCGTCCATGCCTTTTGGTGGCATTGGAGGTAGATCCATAACTTTTAAACTTTTTTCTATGTCATCTCTTGGAGACATCTTTGGCATTGGAGGAACTATCTCTGGCTTACCGCCTGCGTCCTTTACCATCTTCATTAAAGTTGCTACGTCATCAGCAGTTTCACCTGACATCGAAATGCTCATGTTTACGGCTTCATTTAATGAATCAATCTTTTTGTAAATATCTTTTAGTTTCATTATTTGCTCCCTACTGGACTAGTTTTACCAACTTCACCCATATCGTGTTTTTGTTCTTTATCTGGCTCACTTGCTACACTTGGATCGTTTGCACGATCTTTTCTAGTAGCTTCAAGCTCTTTAAGTAACTCCATCACTCTGCTGTCACCTACTTTTTTCTGTGCATCTGGATCAGCTGATTCCATCTCTGAACCTAACTTAGGCTCATAAATTTGTTTGTAATCTTTGTCTTGATATTCTTCTTGAGGTGCTTCTGCATCTCTTAAACAAATGTACGCTGGATCAACTCCAGTTACCTGTGAAATATATTCACCTAGTATCTGTGCTGTAGTAGGATATGATAATTCTACTTCAAAATAATGAGTTTCTACATTTTGTAATTTAGGAAAATCTAATGGACGTTCTTGAATTGGTGTTTTCTTAGGCGGAGTCATATTAACTAGCCCAAACTTTTGCATACAGCTTTCGCAACTGTCTGTAAATCCTTCTGGTAAGTCTCCAGCAATACCAAACTTAAATTTATAAGTTTTCTTTGCTTCAGTTAAGTATTGTTCAAATGTCTTCATTGTCTTTCCTTATATGTTTATTTATCCATGTTTTTCAATTTATTAAGCAAAGAGTTACGGTCCGTTACTACATATCCTTCACCGTTTACGATGTTATCACCTTCAATTCCACCTTCTTTATCCTGCTTTTCTTTACGTAATTGCAGTTCTACCATCTTAAGTTTGTTCTGTAGCTTAACAGTTTTAGCATCTAAGTTAGTTTTAAGCATCTGTCCTGCAACTTCAAATACACGACCACTATAACGTGATTCTACGTTCATACCCAAATCCATTAGATCATCATATGCAGTCATGGCCTTATCTGCTACTTCATTAAGCTCTTTATCTGCTAGTTCACCCAGACCCTTAACCTGTGGTAGTGCCGCACTGATTTTATCCAATTCAGCTATTTCACGGAAGTCTTCTTTTTGCTCAACTACTGCTTTCTCTTTTGAGTCAGCTTTTTCTTTTTCAGCTTTTATAATTTCCTGGCTGTCAGGTAAGTTAAGCAATTCTTCTAATTTTTTAGTCATATTGTTTGTCCATTATATGCTACTATTATTTATTCGAATCAATGGTCATATATGGTTACTTTGGTATCGTCCAATTTAATTGGTTTACAGTATGCAGTTATCCTGTCTTTGGGATCAACGTATTGTCTAAAGCTAAAATTACCATATTGCTTAGGTATGCGTTTAGCATAATATTGACATACATCTATGCTACGAAAATACATAGGATCTCTTTGTTCCCTACGATCGTCTCCTGTTCCTAAAACCACGACTAGCATGAATGCGTGGATTACCATTTACCCTCATTTTCTATTCCCCTGATGGAATATATCTTTCTCTGTAATAACTCTAAAAAAGATCTTTTTATTCTTACACCAATGTCTTGCGGCTTCCCACTTTGCAACATTCTGTACGTATTGTGCCTGTCTAAATTTATCTCTGCCTACTTCCTTTAACTTCATTTGATTTTCAGGTTTTACTTCTATAAGCTCTGCGTGTTGTTTACCTTTAGCATCTGTGTACTGTATTAAAAAGTCTGGAACATATATTGTCATTGAACCTGTTAAAGGATTTTTATAAGGAATCTTTACTGCCTCACTTGCCCATTTACTTACACTAGGTGACTCATCACAGAATTTCATAAAAGCGAATTCCCAACTCGATCTATATAATGGAGTCTTGTTACCCAAGTACTTGTCTGGGTGCTTCATGTTGTATCTGCCTTGTGCAAACTTCTTTGCCATGAGCTTATACCAGTATGTTTCTAGTTTCTAATTTATTTTGTGATTGGTCTACTTTGTAACCTAGTGAACTAACTTTTTGTCTATTATAGTTTAATGTTTCTGTAACAACTTGTGACAGTTGTATTTCATCAAAGCCTTTTAGTGTATCTAATAATTCAAAAACTTTTATGTCGTCTAGCTTTGCTTGTCTCATTAATACTGCACCTATTGTTTGTGCAGAAAGTTTTTCAAATCCTCTATTTTCAAAAAATCCTACAACTGCATCTACTTCGTTTGAAGGAAATTCTAAAGGTGCTGAATAATATTCTGTAAAAAACTTTTTTACTTTTTCTGTGCTTGTTGTTGCTTTTGCTGGAACGTTTGGCATTATGTTAACATACCTCCACCTGCATCATTACCGTTGATATTGTATTTGTTACTTTTACTTATTGAATTTAAATTACCTGATGTTACTGCATTGAAGGCCTCTTTGGCTTTTGAACTTGCGGCGTTCCAAGCACTTGATATTGCATCTGGAGATGCCGCTCCACCTGAAGCTAGGTGTGCCTTTTTAAATCCTTCTGCTTTAGTAAGACTTTCTAGTATACCTGGATTTTTACTTACTAAAGATGTTACACTACTTAAAGATCCTCCATTAAGTTTTCCAACTACTGCCGCACCTGCGGATATACCTGCTACTGCTTTTGTAACATCAAAGCCACCTGCACTTAATCCTTTAGGAAATGCTGTGTTGGCAACACCACTTACATCAATGCCTCCAGCTTTACCTATTTGATCTTTTAGTATGCCAAATCCTTCTTGACGTAAACCTTCTTTACTTAATTGTTTTGCATTACCTATTACACTACCAGTTTTTAAAACTGTACCTAAGAAACTTGCTGGAGAACTAAATGCTTGACCACTTGTAATATCTCCAAACACATCTGCGGCACCTGCCGCTACTCCACCTTGACCAAACAAGTTAGCCGCACCGCCACCTGCTAATGAATTAGGTGATGGCATCTTATCATAGTGTCCACTTGCCGCTCCAAACATCTTAGGTGATGATCCTTCAGTTACTCCACCTCTTGCATACCATACAGTTTCGTATTGTATTTGCATTGTGTTTTGTACAGGATCACTTGAACTGTTGTCCATAGTGTCATGAGCCCATTCACCAATGATAGGATTAACTAAAGTGAAACAAGTATATCTATGTCTTGACATTTGATAAATTTGTATACTTTCAAAGAAGTGTGAATGACTGTCGTTGTCTAATCCGTATCTGTAATGATTACCTTCAGCTTGATATGTATTTGATCTTTGATAAGCACCAGATGTTGTTACAGGATCTGAACTACCATTAAGTGAAGCATAGTTACCATCTTTGTAATAGTAACGATAGTAGGCTTCCCACATAGCAGTAACCTGTCCATAGTTATCATCATGGAATGTAATGTTTACTGGATCGTAATCTAGTCTTGTTTGTAAGTTTGCTTTTTTATTGTATTGATGTTTAAGTGTAGTGCTAACAGAATACTTAGGTAAATCAACACTTTTTACAAGCATATTAATTTCTCTTGTTTCTAGTTGCGGAATAATTTTTACTGCAACAGGATTCAAATTAAAACTTACGTGATATAAAAATTTATGTTTTGGACTTAACCTATGAGCGTCATCTACATAAAGTCTGGCCGCGTGTGAAAAGTCACCCAAGTTACCTTTTGGGCTTAAAGCACCGCTTACTACATTGTCCAAAAATCCATTTAGTTTATTTGCCATACTAATATTTATCTAAAAAATTAACTGCGTATAAAATGACGAAAGGGACTAGTTAAAAAACTAGCCCCCTTCATTATTCAGGAAATATTATGATATTACTTGATCTTACGTAGATCCGCCACCTGTAATTAACGTATTAACAGTTCTACCTACTGCTGTTCCTACGCCAGTTCCTTGTGGTGTTTGAATTGCGTTATCGTATCTAATAGCTAATGCTACAGTTACTGGATCGTTAGTTGCGTATGCTAATGTGTTGTAGTTAGCACTTTCTAAGTAACAACCATACAATTCAAAAGTTTCTAAAACGTTTGCTGTGTTGATTCCGTTACCACCATCAAGTATTTCAATTCTTGTAACGAATTTGTAATCGCTACCTGAAGCCGCACTTGATTGTTCAAAGAAATCAAATTGTTTCTGTAGTTGCTCACCAACTAGTTTCTGTACGTTGTTTGAAACATCTTCTCTTAAGTTTAATGTAACTGGTTCCCAAGTATGTTTACCTGCTAGGTATACTCTTGAGTTGTATACATCAACTTGGATGTCTTCAAAACTTACGTTTGGTCTTGTTACGTCAACAACTTGTTTTGTTAACTCTGTAGTTGGTGTTGATACTCCGAAGTTCTCTAAGCTCACTCTAAAGCGATACTGGAGTTTCGGCATCAACAAGCCCTGATTAGAACTAGATGCACTAGAATCTAATGGGACTGTAATTTTTGATAGTGTTGAAATTGCCATTTAATATCTCCTGTTTAAACTATTTATCCTTTTATAGTTGTGCTATTTCACCTGTATTTTTGAGTCTTAACGGAATGTATATAAACTCAACTGCTTTAACCGGCTCAATCGCTATGTCTAAGTAAAGTTCATTTCTATCAATTCTTGAAGGTGTGTTGTTTGATTCATCACACACAACTAAGAAGTCATATAATGCTCTTTGTCCTACTAGTTCTAGCATTAAGCTATCTGCTTGAGCTTTGATTTCATCTCTTGTGATTTTATCATTTGGCTCAAAGATGTAAGGTTTAGCAAGTTTATCTAACTGTCCTCTTAGGTAAATTACTAGTCTAGCAACGTTAATTCTATCTAACGCACTAGCATTTTTGGCTCTAGTTTTTTGACCATAGTTGACAAGTCCCGCACCTGTTAAGAACGTAATCGGGTTAATTTTATTGCTGTACAATGTGTCACGTTGTCCAGTATTTAAAGCTACTGCTTTAAATTCGCCTTCTGCATCAATGTAACCTGCACTTGAGGCGTTAGTAATTCCACCACGTCTTGTTCCTGCTGGAGCAAACCATGGAAACGAAACACTATCGCTTAATGCTATTGTTCTAAGTATACCATGTGACGCTGGAACAACAATGTTTTTACCTGCATTATCACTTGTGAATAAGCTAGGATAAAAAGTTCCCATATACTCATCACTTGTTACTAATCCATCATCGTTATCTTCAACTGCAAGGTTTACGTTAGTTGCATAGTTGTTAATTGTAGTTGCATCAGCAGTTAATCTAAATGGTAAGTCACCAACAACAAATGCTGTTAAGCCTCTGTCTGTGTTTAGTGTAACCATTTCGCCAATTAACTCTGAGTAACCTGGACAAGCCATCAAGTTAAAGATTCTTGATTGATCGTCTCTAATGTCTTGGTTACTGTTAACCATTGATTGTAATGCTTGAATAACAACTTTACGTTGAGCTTTTCTACCAAATGAACCTGAACCGTTTGCCTGGTTAGCTGATTCAGTTACCCATCTGTGAGCATAGTAACCTGCCATTGACTCACCTGCACCACTACCAAATCTAGCATTGTTGCCTGATGTGTCAACTTGATTTCTAACAAATTTCTTAACGTTAAATCCAGAACGTCTTAAGTTCCATAACAACATACCTTTTGGATATAATGCTGGATCTGGAGCGTCTGTGTCTAAGAAGTTTGAACTTAATAGTGCTTCAATTGAACCTGCTGTTGCACTATTTGCCCCTGCTGTGTTGTATCTTGCATCAGCAAATAAAATACCATCTTCAGTAGTTTGATCACCGTTATCAACAAGTACCCACTTTAAAGTAGTTGCGTTGTACTTGTAAATCTTAGGATAGTTTTCTAAGTCTGCTGTTGAAATCCATAAGTCACCATTTTTAAGTGCAGTTGCGTCTGACTGTAAAGTTGGCTCTGTAGCACTTACGATTGGACCTTTTGGATCTGTTTTATCTCCACTTGCCGCCGCAAAGTACGGAGCAGTTGAATCTTGATAACCTACCCAAGTAGTTCCATTGTGTATCATAATGTCTACTTCGTCTACAACTGAACTGTACCATAAAGTTTTATCACTTGTTAAAGCTGTTACGGCTGTTGCACTTGCAGTATAAGTTAATACTTGCCAGTTACTTGCAACAAAGTCATGTGTTGTATCACCTGTTGGTGCTGTGTATAAGTTAGGAGTTCCAGAGTTAGCGTCTACGTATGCACTATATCCTGCTAATCCTAATACACCGCCTGTGTCTTTAATTCTAAAGTCACCACCGTCATTGTGTGAAATAACAATTCTGTTACTTGCATCAACACTTGCAACAATGTTAGTAAATCCTGCTGAGTTAATTGCACCTGCAATTACGTCTGCATCACTTGAAGCACCAGTAGTTGTTACACTAATAGTTTTTGCCGCCTGTAATGCCGCATTGTTTACTAATGTTTCTTGTATGTTAAATGCGTAAGTTCCTGCTGTAACCTGTGCCGCAATTATGCTTGAAGTAATTGCTGTTGCACCTGTTGCCACACGTCTGTGAATTTTAAAGTCACCAACTACGTCTGATAGTTCTGCATTATTATAGTTAATGTATAATGCACCAACTGCCAAGTTAGCACCGCCACCAGTTTTATCTAAACCGTATAACGCCGCTTGGTTAGTTGTGTAAATCGGAGCAGAAATTGTTTCCCACAATTTAGTTGTGTCGTTCCATTTTTTAACGGCCCATTTAGCACCTAAGTTTGGCTCTGTAGTTTTAATCCATAAAGAACCAGTTGGTCTTGGTGCAGTATCAGTGGATTTGTATCCTGGTACTGATGTGTGTGGAGCAATAGTTAAAGCTGGTGCTTTATATGTTCCTGCTGTTAATCCAATCTCTGATAATAGTGTTGAACTGTTAGTTGCTAAAACAATATCAACGCCTGTTGAAAAGATTTCTAATTTGCCATCTACTACTGCGGCACTTACACCGGCAATACCTGCACCAGCAATAGCTGT